ATTCCTGAGCCAGAACCACAACCAGAACCTATTCCTGAGCCAGAGCCACAACCAGAACCTATTCCTGAGCCAGAACCTGAGCCTGAGTCAATACCAGAACCCGAGCCTGAACCTATTCCAGAGCCAGAGCCAATTCCAGAACCCGAGCCAGAGCCAATCCCAGAACCCGAGCCAGAGCCAATCCCAGAACCCGAGCCAGAACCAATACCAGAACCTGAGCCTGAACCTGAACCTATTCCAGAGCCAGAGCCAATTCCAGAACCCGAGCCTGAGCCAATACCGGAGCCAGAACCAATCCCAGAACCAGAGCCAGAACCAATACCAGAACCAGAGCCAGAACCAGGAGAACCACAACAAGTAACTCAATATTATTTGGAAGATTGGAATGGACAATATAATATGGGTATTACAGGAAATGAAGTAAGAATATCAAGCAGATACTTATCAGCAAAATTAGGAACATACACTTTTACATCGCCATATAATTCAAATAGAAATATTGCATATAATACAGATTCGACACGGCCACGCTTGTCAAGTAATAATGTTGATTATAGTAATGAAATTTATTCAAAAGATACAACACTTGGATCATTAAAAATGTCAACATATTATTACAATAAAAGTGGTAATGAAAATAGTCAATTAAATAGTAGTAATTGGAATCTTCAATTTCCAACTATGAGTATAAATACAACTAATTTAACTAGTGTAAAATTCTATACTTCTTTACGTTTTGATGAAATCCGCTCAGGTAGAGATGAGTTTTTATATTTACAAATTAAAAGAACGAATGAAGCGTGGGAACTGCACGGCTCAGATGAGATAATATCTCAATCATTTTTATATATGGAAAGAAATGCTATATTTATTAATGGAACTATAGTAAATAATAATAATAAAGGTATGAGAGGTTATTATGAAGATAATGAAGTTTATAAGGTAGAAGTAGATCTAACAAGTACGATATTATCTTATAATGGAAGTGATTTTAACATTAGATTTTACTTATATAATTTTCAAGACAATGACTTTGTTGAATTAGGAAGTTATTTGCTAGAATATACTTATAATTAGTACAATTGAATAATTGATTTATATGTTATTCATTTACAACATATAAATTAGAATTGATTAATAATACCATTAATAATATTAATATTAGAATTTAAACTAACATCATTTACAACTGTTAATACATCAATTATTTCTGTTTCATTTAAAGTGGTTTTACTATTAACATAAAGAGTACTATTAAAACTAACATCTTGATTTACAAAAACTTTACTATTAAACGAAGCATCATTAGAAACATAAATATTATTTAAACTTGTATCATTAAGTACTGTTAAGTTTGTTACATCAATGTTATCATCAAATGTACCATTCATAAGAATTTTAGTATTTGGTCCACCAATATTTAATTTCTCTGATTCATAACCAATATTTATAGTTTTTACACTTTCATTTACAATATTAAATTCAGCATCTGTTGATCTAATTTTACCTTTATCATTAAAAATAATATCACCAGAGATATCAATATTTCCAAACATATCCAAATTACTATTATTTGTTCTATTTAAGGTATCAGGCAAAAACATCTTGATTAAATTTGTTTTACCATCATTTTTAGGATCGGTTTGTTTAAATTTTGTTTTTATAGAACTAATTGTTATATTATCAGAGTCTGACATGTAAACATTTGAAATATTACTTGAAGTATCAAGTGATTGAAATGCTAATCCAGAACTATTTAAATAAGACTCATCTAATAATGTCCAAGATGCATCAAATCCATCTTTTGCAAAATACATTTGACTTTTGTCTCCTACAGCAATTGCTCTTGAGCTATCCAATATAAAAACATCATTAAAGGAGCATTCAACATTGGATATATCTTTCCAAGTTGTTCCATCAGTAGTAAAAGAAATTAAACTATTTCCTAATGCAATGGCTGTGTCTTTGTTATAAACTCTAATTTTTTTATATTTTTTATTTGTAATATTGTGAGATAAGTCATAAATATTATTAGAAATATCGTATCTTTTAATAATTCCATTTGTATCATCATCACCAGCAACATAAATAAAACTATTATGACCATCCAAAGAAATAATATTACTAATACTAGGACTATCTATTGTTGATAAAATATTAGAACTACCATCGTGAAAGTTAAATGAAAATCCACTTATAGAATTAAGGTTTGCTTGATAAACATTTACAAAACTACTATCTAATAAAGGCTCAACATATATACCTTTGTTATCAGTAATACCTTTTTGTAGACTATTATAATCTTTACCTCCATTTTTTGAATAAAACAAAAATCCTCCTTGTTCTGTTGAGATTAATGAATTTGAATTGTCCAAAACATATATAGATTTAAAGTTAAAGACTGGATTTAATCCAGAATTAAATGTATCAGATACAATACTATTACTTAAATTCCAATTTTCTCCTCCGTCGTTTGTATATAAAACCCTGTAATCCATACTTGTAGATGAAAATGAAGAACCAGAAGCAATAGAATGACTTAAATCGTTTTTATTATAAGAAATATTAAATATTTCCAATGATGGCTCAGAAATTATTTTTAAATTATTATTTGTCAAACTCATTGAACCATTCATATCCAAAACATATTTATCATATTCTGGTTTGTATGTGTTTATTCCAATAGTTTTAGGATGTTGTACTTTTTTATTTCCATCTACAACCATTAAAGCAGGATTCCTATTTGAAATGAATTCTTCACTTATTACATCTAGTGTTGCCATACCTTTTTTTAAATTAGAAGGATTTGCACCACCATATAAGTTTAATCCAGTTTTGTTAGGAGTAGCAATATTCATAATAGTATTAGAAGAATTATCATTAGATATTAGACTTAAAGCATTTCCATATTTAATAGTATTGTCATTGTAAACAGATTCATTGAATGCATTTTGAGAAATATCATAAATAATAGCAGTTTCATCAAAAATGTGACTATCATCACCTCTATTGGATACAATTAATTTAGATAATATTTGTGTATCTTCAATTTGCTGTATTTTCAAAACTTTACCATTTTTAAAATAGTCCAAACTTAAACCAGGAACATTATTTATATTTGATACACCAGATGCATCATCACTATTATAAAAATACATAGAAGATTGACTCTGATCAACAAAGAATAAAATTCCATTGTCGTCTCTTGTTCTTGCTAATATATTTTTATTTTGTATTTTATCTGTAGATAAATAGAGAGATTGAATACTATTACTAGAAATATCTAATGTAGCTTCTGGATTATCTTTGTTTAAACCTAAATAAAAATTATTTTCAGAATCTGTAAATGCATTAAAAAAAACTTGATTATGTTTATCTAGATTCAATTGTCCATTAAGTGTAATATTATTACTTATATCTAAATTGTTTCCACATATATCGAGAACAACAAATAAAAACCCATTTATATTTACATTACCTGTAACATCAATACCAGCAACTTTCATTTCATTTGCAAATTTTCGAACAGTAAAAGTATCAGTAACAATTGAATTTACAGTAATATTATTCATTTTTTCAAGTTGATTAAGTCCACCATATTTTTTCCACGACATACTTATAAATTAGTTATATATTAGTTTATTATTTTTTTTATGAGTTTTATTGTGAGAATGATATTTATTTTTCTTTTTATTGTTTTTCTCTAGAAATTGTTTTATTTTTTCTTTTTTACCAATAATATTATCAACTATGTGCCTATAAAAAGGTCTGAATTCATTACGTCTATTCTCCATATCTTCAATAGTAAACCAATCTAATCCAATTTTTTCAAACAATTTTGTTTTTGACAAATCTTTATTGTCCATTTTTTCCCATAAATATCTATGATTATTACCAAAATAATATGGTAAATTCTCATCATAGTCTGTTAAAAAAATATGAACATGATATTTATTTTCGTGATTTATATGAAATGTTCCACCTGCTTTTTTTATTTTATTTTCTAATTCTGTTTCATTTCCATAAAATCCTGTTAATTCTTCACAACCTTCTCTAATGGCTCCTTTAAAAATACTTTCCTTTTCTTTTCCACCTCCAAAATCTGAGAAACCTTGTATACCATATTCGATTCCTTTTTCTTTTCCAAATAAAAAATATAATTGATTTAAATGTATAGCAACAGGTAAAATGCTTACTCCGACCATTATATATAATATGATATATTTTTATTAAATTCTAATTACTTTGATATTTTTATCAGGACAAGGTTCATCTATGGTTTCTTCTTGTAATTCAAAAGATTTAAATATTGAATCATTGTTTGACATAGGACTCGATATTTTTATTGGTGGTATATTTTTATAAAATTCTATTACTTTTGGATTTGCTTTTACTCTATCAGCCATAAAACAAGACAAATATAATCCTTTTAATGATTTTAATCTTGATAAAGCTACATATGATTGACCATATGCAAAAATATCTCTACCAATATCTATTTGTGCTATATCTAAAGTTGTTCCTTGAATTTTATGTATTGTTAAAGCCCAAGCCAATTGTAATGGATATTGATTTATAGATATTGTGGGATATTGTTCACTTTGCCAATTGTGTCTTGACATTAACATAATAATTCCATTTAAGAATTTTACTCTTGGAATTTTTTGTTCACCTACAAAATCTACTATTACACCTTGAGAACCATTACAAATTCCTTTATCCATATCTATATTTGCATTACATAATACTGCTGCTCCTACTTTTAAATTTAACTCACTTACACAAGGTGAATTATTTGTTAATTGTTGAACTTCATTTTCAATTTCTCTTAATGATAATTTTTGGCAAACTTTTAATTTTTCTGTTTCAATTGCTCTTCCACTATCACAATAATTTGAATGATCTGTTGTAACCAAACATTTATATTTTTTTGATGAATCTTCTAGTTCATTAAACATTTTTTCATTTAAAGTATCAACTCTATTTCTTGTTGGAAATAATCTTGTTAAAGCTATTCCATTATGTTCTTTTTCATCATATGTTCTTTTTAAATATGTATTTAATGTTTGAATACTTTCTTCACTTAATTCACCTGTTCTTACTTCATTTAATATTTTTATGTATTCTAAATCTGTTTGTCTAAAAATTTTTGTTAATACAATATGATTTTCTAATGGAAAAATATTATACCAATTTTTTGATTCAAAACAAAATTGTCCACTTTCACTATCATTTGGATTTTCTACTGGAGGTAATTGATAAAAATCACAAGCTAATACTATTTGAATACCACCAAAAGGTCTATTATTCATTCTTATTTCTTTTCCTATTTGATCTAATACATTGAACATTTTCATTGACATCATACTTGCTTCATCTATTATTAATGTTTTGGTTGATGTCCAATTTTTTTTTACATATTTACTTCTTTGTGCTTGACTTATTATGTCTGAATTGTTTCCTCTACATAGTTTTATACCCGACCAAGAATGAATTGTTTTTGCATCACCACCTAATAATAATGCTGCACAACCTGTTAATGCAGTAACTTGAATCTTTCTATTAATTGAGTTACAATAATTAACAAAGTTTTGGATTAATTTTGATTTGCCTGTTCCTCCTGGTCCAGTTATCACTAAATTTTCACCTTTAATAAATCTATCAAATGCATATTGTTGTTCATTGGATAGTGACATAATTCTAACAATAATGATATTTATATTAATATTAAATTAGTTTTAATTTATTTTCAATTTTCTTAATATTTTTTAAATGATATTTATAAGTCCACCTTTTGGTAATTATTTAGATATTAAGAATACTATCTCTATTAAAGGTAGTTTTACATTAGAGTCGAGAGATGGATTATATAGTCAAATATTAAAAACATTAAGATATTCATTTGAATATAATGGTTGGATTAACAAGATTGGATTAAGAAATAAGGGTATTGATTATGCTATTGATGATTATAAAAAAAATAAGTCAAAATTTATTTATAGCATTGCATTATTTAATGAAAGAGAGATTGATAAAATAGTTAATAAAATTCCAGAAGATATGAATATTGAGATCAATGTAAGTTGTCCTAATGTAGATAAATCGCCTATTAATGATGGGTTAAATAAATTTTTGAATAATAAGAGACAATGGTGTATTATTAAATTATCACCATTAACTTCTAATCAATTAGTAGATTCATATTATAAAATAGGTTTTAGACAATTTCATTGTTGTAATACTATTCCAATAAAACAAGGTGGATTAAGTGGTAAATCTATACAACCTTATTCTCTAAAATTGGTTCATTATTTAAGAAATAATTATAAAGATGTAGAGATTATTGCTGGTGGAGGTATTCAATCAAGTGAAGATATTCGAACATACAAAAACAATGGTGCAAATTATTTTTCTATTTCTACATTATTATTCAATCCGTACAAATTTGCAAAATTCTATTTTCAAAATGTATATAAATGAATTATGAATGCAGTATATGTAAAAATGAGCCAAATAGTCATTCTTTTGAATTAATTGATTATAATGATCAAACTTATTTTTTTTATACTTGTCCTGCTAAAGCTATTAAATATTATGATTGTTCAGGTATATTACAACATTATGATGGTTATTTAAATCAAATGGCAGAAAATACAAAATGGGTATGGATTTTTGATGCAAATGATTTTGAAATTAAGCATTTATTAGAAGTCAATGTAGCTATAGAATTAGCAAAATTAATTACGAATAAGTATAGTAAGAATTTAGAGAAAATATGTATAATAAATCCAAATTGGTATATTTATTCAATGACAAGTATTG